TGGTGTACGTTACGGACGGCGACAGGGTAAAGCGCGTGACCTTTGGCGACCCCAACATGAAAATCAAGAAAAACCAAAAGGGGCGCAGAAAGAATTTTAGGGCGCGTCACAACTGTGATAACCCCGGCCCAAAAACCAAGGCCAGATACTGGTCATGTAGGGCTTGGTGATATGAGCGCGAAAAAAACATTACTTGATGCAGGATTAAATATTGCCCAAGAGGTCGCTGGAAAAGTCCTTGACCTTTTAAAGTCAGGACGTGGCGATGAAGTCACCCCACAAATGTATTCAGCCGCTGACAAGCAGTTTTTAATGGAGAATTATGATCTGCCGACTGACACGGCCAGCAGGCTGGAGCGTGGGCGTGAGGGCGGTTTTGATTTTAACACGGGTCGGTATCACGGCGGCTTTGATGAAATAGAATACATGGCCGATCCCAATGATGTGTACATGAACCCACAGGCCAAGCTGGAAGGCACAGAGAGCGGCACATACAGCGGTCAGTCGTACAGTGGGAGTGGTTTATATACATCCAATGACCCTAGTGACGCAGGCGATAATTATGCGTCTCTGACAGGCCCAGACGTAAGAAATCAAGTCACTATGGAGCTTGATAGAATTACTGACAGCAGTAATTTGTATGACGCCACCAACTTTATGTTTGATGATATGAACAAGGCTGAAGTGCAGCTAATCCCCCAGCTATTGCAGCATCAGGCCATTAGAAATTCAAATATCGATCCCAAGGATGCACAGAAAGTTGTTGATCGTTACAATGAATTAATGAGCCGTGATTATTTTACAACGGGTGACAAAATTGAATTTGAAGAATTTGTTGAAGATGTTTTTCCAAAGGGTGAGTTTGGAAAAACATTAGCATTCCCACCCGGCTTTATGCAGGCACTAGCAGAGTACAGAATTACGCGAGGCGGTGGTCAAGTTATTAAGCTGGTGGATCGCGTTGAAAACCCCGTCATAATTGGAGGGCCGAAGGCCACCGTATTTAAGGGTGGACGCAGGGAGCTAGACCCAGCGGATTACATTGACGATGCGGAAAAAGAAATTAATCAATCGGCATACCCCGATAAGATCGAATACCGTGAGGCCGTACAGGAACGCGCCGAAGAGCTTGCCAGTGATGATAGCTATAGTTTTGACCGCGAGGGGCCAGCGGTTGATATTATCGATGACTTGCTGGATAACTTGCCAGATGATGGCACTGACGCATATGACAATATTAGGTCTAAACTATATATGCACCTTGATGACTATGGCGAAATAGATGCCGAAGACTTAGAGAAAATATTTAGAACCAATTACAACAGTAATTACTATGACCCCGACCAAGCGGGGGCGGGTCAAATTTTAAATCAGGTGTATCAAAACGCAGGATTTGACGCTATTGATTTACCAAATGCAGGAATGACGTTTAGATTTGGGCCAGACACTGCCACGCACAGGGTTGAGCTTGATCCCACAAAAATACGCAGTCCAAGTGCAATGTTTGATCCGCGTCTTTCGCATCTGCCAAACTTGACGGCAGTAGCGACACCAACGGCGGTTGGTCTAGGCGCGTTAAGCCAGATAGATGAAGACGAGGAGGCCCAGTAATGGCAACTGGATCAGGTATAAAGGCAGGCTTTAAAGCTGCCAAAAATCTTGTCGGTGATGCCGTGGATTATTTGGGCAATAAGTTTGGCGCTCTTCCAGAAGGGGAGCCTGCTGGAATTGGTCACAACAATCCACCGCCAGAGTTTAGAATGCCGACAGCGTTGGGTGCGCTGCAAAGATCGCCAGAAGATCAAGCATTTTTTGAAGAATTTCGGCCAGAAATGTATTATCACGGCACTCGTGGCGACTTCTCAGAATTTAATCCTGCTATGCTTGATCTGGGCGTACACGTTGGCACACCAGAGCAGGCCAACGAGCGTTTGCTGGACGTGGCAAGAATGAAGGGTGAAATACCCAGCTATGGTAATTTTGATAGCGACAAACCACCAGTCATCCCAGAGGCAAGAGTAATGCCTGTTCGTGTGAACGTGCATAATCCACTTAGAATGCCTGACGTTGGTAATTGGAAAAGCAGTTCCAAAGTAATTGAAGAGCTTGAAAAGCAACAATACCAAAACTCTGGAATAGATATAGACGAAATAATGCAAGCCTACGATGACATTGCAATGAGCGATCCCATTGGGAATTATAGCGATCCAGATGATTGGATTGAAAGCATGGAAAACAGGGAATTGCTTGAGATAATTAACGAAGAAATCCAAAAGGCTGGATACGATGGCATTGTGTATAAAAACATCGTGGAAACAACGTCGATGGGTGAGGGCGAAATTCTACCCGAAGCAAAGGCCAAGATTGCTGAAATAAAAAAAGAATTATTAGCCGTAAGTGACGCCGCGACTGCGCGAATGGAGGCGACAAGGCCACTAGAGGCAACAGTTCCCCGTGCAGCGGATGAAACACTAACTGCATCCGAAGTAATAAAACGCATCAAGGCCGCAGGCGATTGGGAAATGCAAAACTCTCCAGAGGATTTTAAAACTCCAGAGGAATTATTTCGTGAAAACCAACTTATGGATTTGCGAGATGATTTGGAAACGCAGAGATATTCGCCTGACAGCATGATTATTCTAAACCCAGAAGACATCAGATCACCCAATGCGGCCTATGACGTAGACAGACGGGACAGTTATGACATAATGTCGGACGCAGGCGCATTGGCTGGCATTCAAAACACAGGGATAGCGTAATGTCTATTTTTACAGCAATAGGTAGGGTTCTTAGGTTTGCAGGCAATGAAGTCTTAGATGTTGTCACTGACGTTATTACGCGCAGGGCTGACGATGATTTGGTTGATATAACGCCAGAAGTTGACGGTGATTTTCAAGACCTTGGTGCGCTGGAGAATTTGGGGCAGGAGCAACGGCCCGAAGGATTTTTCGATGAAGTAAGGCGCATTGCGGCAGAGCCAACACAATTTGAGCAAGAGCCACAAATAACCATTAACATCGCGCCAGAGCAGCAGGCGGGTATTGATGCCATCAGGGAGAGAAACGCAAATATACTTAGAAATACAGTCGATGTAGATCAATTTTTGTCTGATCCAACAAACGAAGTAGAGGCAAGAGCGCAGGCCGCATTAGAATTAATTCGTGCTGGCAGACTAGATGAAGTTCTTGCAAATAATAACCTTGTAGATGCCCTGACAGATGTAGATGGGGAGGCATATATAGCGAGGCACTCAAACAGAATGTATGACGCTGACGTTGACGATGACATCGTTGACGCTGACTTTGAAGATATTGATATAGCCAATGCGGAGGCAGAGGCCGCAGACGCTCAATCAATAAACATTGCCCTGCGCGATGACCCCATTTTTCAAGATGACAGCGTGAGGCTGGGCGTGGAGCAGCTTAGAGTAAGTGGGTCAACAAATTCTGAAATACGAGAATATTTAAATGCGGTTAAAAGAGAGTATGAAGACGCTGGACGCCCCGTAGACCGTCCCATAGACGCAAAGAATACAGAGCAATTGCGTGAGCTTTACGGCAGATATGATCTGCCAATACCCAAGACAAATGCAGAAGCAGCCGCCGCTAATTTAATTATAGAAGCGGCTAGGGGCGTTATTAATATTGGCCCTTCTTTGCGAAGAAATATCGACATTAATTACTTAAAGGCCCACGCGCCCGAAGAGGTATACAAAAAGCATGGCCCGACAATTCTTGAGGCCAAGCTGGCGCAACAGGCGTCTGGAGACTTGGGTGTTTTTCCAAAAACAACTTCTTCTTATAGAACAAGAGTTGGGTTTTACAGTGCCGCACAAGATGCTGTGGAAAACCTCAAGGTAAAAAGCGGCAGCTATGAAAAGCTCAAGAAACTGGCGCTCAAGCAGAGCGGCGTAAAGGCCAAAGAATTTGAATGGTCGGGGGCCGATGAGGCGTTTGAGGGTCGCACAGACGTTACCCCAGAAGAGCTTTCGGAATATTTACAGCAAAACACAGATTTAATTAGAGAAGAAGAAAAAATAGCGCAAGGCGTAATGAGAAGTGCGTCTTCTGGCGGCTACGATGACGGTATAGATGAGTTTTTAGATAGTCCAAATGGACAGGATTATATTAAAGATTATTTGGAAAACCTTGAAGAAAATTTTAAAGACGATTTTACCTATCAGACAAATATGCAAGAAATTGACAGTTACGTTGCTGCTGATAATTTTGATGCACTAGATGAATTTGCAGAAAAAGTAGATGGCGTAAGCAATGGCAGAGAGCTTGCTGAAAAATACCCTGATGGGTGGGTGGCAACTGATGCCTACTATGGGGAAACAAAAGTTTTTGGCTCAGAAGAAGCTGCCGCAAATTGGGAATGGCGGGACAACATAGACAGTTATGAGGCACAGGCCCGTGCAGGCGCAGAAAATAATCTAAACGAATTGCGCGTCTATGATCCAGACGATTTTAACATGACAGTTTACGGGTCTGATGCCCCAGTAGCCGATCCCGCTGAGTTGGAATACGCAAATTATTTCCCCAGTGGCGGCACAGACATGACTGAAACCAGATATGTCTTTGATGATCCCACGGGCGATTTTTCAGAAGGATATTTTACATCGGGTCATTTTGATGATGACGAAAATGTTGTGGCCCACGCACGAACAGGGCAGTTTCCAATAGAAACTGGCGGCACGGCATATCACTTGGGTGAGGCGCAGTCGGATGTTCAGCAGGCGGCAAGAAAGGCAAAATCTAAAGGCACTGCAGGGGCAACAAGAACCCGTGAGCAAGAGCTTTTTAAAGAAAATTATGACCAACAAAAAGAACTTTTTAGACAAACTGTGGTCGGGTCTGAAAGTGATTTAAGTAATAAAGTTTTTGGGTATGGAATGGGTCGAATTGGCATGAGGTTTCGTGACAATCCAGAAGCCCTTGCGGAATACAAAACAATTGTTGCTGATTTTTTAAATGATCAATCGGGACATAGCCCATCATTTTCTGGTAAATTTAGACCAGAAAATATAAGAGATAATCATTCATTTTTTGACACCTCCAAGGGCGACACAACTGAATTAAATGTTAGATTGAGTGAATTTGCTAAATACATTCAAGAAAATAAAGACAAACTGCCAGAGCCATATACTGCGTGGGCTGATGTCCACACGGGACTATCTCCCATGATACAAAAACAATCTGATGAATTGGGAAAACTTGAGGCGTCTGGCATAAATGTGGAAAACACAACTGTGGGCGCACCAATGCTTGAAAGCACAGATGCGTGGCTCGACATGGTTCTTCGCAGGCAGCTAAATGACGCTATCGCAAGTGGTGCAGATTATCTAACGCTGCCAAACCCACAAATGGTTAAAGACTATACGGGTGGAGACTTTGAGGGACACAGGCAGTTTTATGGAAATATCGCGCCGAAAAACTTAATGAATATTGTAAAGCCTGCTGACCCAACGGCAGATTTTGTTCCCTTGAGAATGACAACAGGTAAGCAGCCAGAAGATGTGCTGGGCCTGCCACTGACAAAAGATTTAATGCTTGGCCTTCGCAAAATGGGTATGCCAAAGTATGTGGTGCCGTTTGGGGGCGTTGGCCTTGGTACATTGGGGGCAGTGACCGAAGATGAAGAGATGGCAACAGGAGGTGGCTTGTAATGGCTAAAGCGGCAGTAAAAAGAGTGGCGCAGGCAGAGATCAGAGCCGCCAAGAAGTTTCTGGAGCGGCGTGGTCTAAAGTCCGACGATGTATCGCCACGCAAGTTTGCAATGGCGGCAAAAGAACTAGACAAGGGCTTCGCTGATACCCTAAAAATATTGGCAAGAGAATTGTCTGGAGGACAGGTCTGATGGCTGAAATGAATAATTTACCCTATGATTTATCTAACTTGTCCCGCGAAGACATGGATCGCATGATGACCGATTACAATTCAGACGCTGTCAATCTGGGGCCAATGTTTACAAAGGGTGGCGCAAGGGCAGCAGCGCGGGGGCTTACCATTGGTGCCAGTGATGAATTTGAAGCGGCTGTAAGGTCTGCTATGGATGGTGGTCTAACGTATAAAGATGCCCACAATCAAATCTCAAAAGAAATGAAGCAATTTGATGAAGATAACCCAGCCGCTTCATTTGTGGCAGAGAACGTGGCGGGAATGGTGCCGCTTGCAGCGGCTCCATTGGCCTTGGCTAGTAAGACAGCCCTAAGAGCCGCGCCCAGAGCTATTAATTATTTAAAGAGCCACCCATATTTTGCTGGTGGGGCAGGCTTCGGCGCACTGATGGGCATTGAGGGCTTCAACACAGGGCTTGTCCCAGATGGCGAAAGGCAAAGCCCAACGATATCTGAGCGCCTTGAGGGCGCTGGCGAGGGTACGGTAATGGGCATAATCGGAGGATTGGGTTTAGTTGGAGGCACGGCATACTTGGCCCGAAAAAGCCCCGCCTTTGCTAAGTTTTTTAGAAACATAAAGCGCAAGACTGGAATTGGCTCAACGTCAGTTATGGATGACGCGATGGATGCTGCTGTGGATGGCTTGGATAGAAATAAGTCCCGCCATTATCCAACTTACCTAATGGACACTGCCGACCCCACAAATGCACTAGCAAGCCTAACCAAAACACCACGGCCATCACCGCAAGACGCGCCCCTAACGGCCCAACAGCTTGATGACTTAATCTATGGGTCGCCCATGACAGCCGCAGAACGCGCAAGGCTGATGGAAATGCAAAACCCCGTTGGCAATTACGATGAATAGAGCCAGCTTTCCCTCACTGATGAAAGGAAAAAAAATGAAATATGGTAAAAAGAAAACTGCAAAGGTTGTAAAAAAGAAAAAAAAGAATAAAAAGAAATCAATGAAAAGGGGATACTGATGACAGACAATAAAGACGTAACGGTACACGTCACAGGCGTCTCCATGTCGGGAGGCGTTAAGAATGACAATAAGCGATCTGCTCCAGCAGATCAGAAACAATCTGGAAAAGAGACGGCTTGAAATAGCTGACAGTATGCTTCGGGGTCGAATGTCTGACTTTGAAGCATATCACAAAAACGTGGGTATTGCAGAGGGGCTAGAACAAGCATCTGACGTAATACATGACACGATCAAAAGCATAAACAAAGAGGATGAATAACCATGTCTCATCAACATGACCGTATATACACAGATGAAGAAACCAGTGCGACCATTGGTTCCCATCAAATCCCAATTCCCATGAATTGGAAGGTCTTGGTTCAGCCAAATCAGGTAAAAATGAAGACCGCAGGCGGCATTCTGCTGCCAGACACCTCAAAGGACAACGAGGAATACCTGACCGCCCACGGCACCGTCTGTGCAATGGGTGACTTAGCGTATCGTGACCGCGACACAGGAGAACGCTGGAAATCTGGCGTATTGCCGAAAATCGGTGATCGCGTGACCTACGGTAAATACGCTGGTCAAAAAATCGTTGTGAAGGGCGTAAAGTTTCTATTGCTCAATGACGATGAGCTAACGTCCATTTTACCAGACGGCGTCGAAGTCGCCGCATATTTGGGGTAGAGCCATGTCGGAACAAGAGAAAATTCTTGAAGAAATCGAGGCCGAAATCCAAGCGGCCAAGGAAGGCAAGGAGGATGATTTTGAAATAGAAATCACCGACGAGCCAAAGCCAAAGCCTGAGAAGCCACAGGAAGACCCTGTGGAGGCCGCTGATGATCAGGAGCCAGACTATGGGCCAAAGGTGCAGAAGCGCATCAGCAAGCTCGTAGCGCAGCGCAGGGAGGCTGAAATACAAGCGCGGCAAATACAAGAGCAGAACGCGCAACTGCAAAAGCGGCTAGAGCGTCTGGAGCAGGGATCGCAGCAAAACGCTGAACAGGAGTTCAACGCCCGATACCAGCAAACAAAGCAGGCGCTGCACAAGGCGGTTGAAGAGGGCGACACAGAGGCCCAAGTCAACTTTCAAGAGCAAATGGCAGACATGAGAGCGGCCATGCGCGTGGCACAGGCCACCGATCAGTATCGGCGGCAGGATATGCAAAGACAGCAGCAGCGCCAACAACAGCAGCCACAGCGTCAGCAACAGGCGCAAGGCAATCAGCCACCTGAGAAAGCAATGTCATGGTGGCAGCAAAATAACTGGTTTAATGCCACAGGTTTTGAACGAGAAACAGCCGCTGCACGGGCCATAGATGTGCAATTAGATTTGGAAGGGTTCGACAAGAATAGCGACGAATATTACGCGCAACTTAACGGACGTTTACAAAAAGTATTTCCTGAGTTAAAGTCAGGGCCAAGTCCGAAGCAAAGACCAAAAGGTAGGTCTCCAGTCGCCCCCACTACGGGCGGGTCTTCAGCTTACAAGGGCAATCGTGTGCGTATGACGCAAGAGCAGCTTAGAATGGCTAGGGAACTTGGTATAAACGATGAACGTGGTCTCAAGAAATATGAAGCCGAAATTCGCCGTCAACAGAGGGAACAATAGTCATGCCTGAGAAAAGAAATGTTCGTGCAGAACAATCACGATCTTCCACCCGCGACGAGCAATCTCGCACAGAAGCGGCGTGGAAACCACCAGCACTGTTGGACGCACCAGAAGCCCGTCCCGGCTATGTCCAACGCTGGGTCGCAACCTCGATTCAAGGGAAAGACACCCCCGACAACGTGTATAAAAGAATGCGCGAAGGTTGGGAGCCACGCTCTGCTGACACTGTGAAAGAAAAGTTGTTTCCGACTATCAATCATGGGCAGTGGACAGGATCAATTGGGATTGAAGGAATGTTGCTTTGCGAAATGCCAAAGGAACGTCATGCCGCGCAAAAACGGTATTACGAAGGCAAAAACGAAGAGCAAAATGAATCAGTCGCAGGAGAGCTTGATGCGTTTGGACGGCGTAGTGGGCAGACGTTCTATCAAGAACGTAAGTCCGAAGTAAGTCGCGGCAGAACACTTTCTGCCATGAGCGATTAACCTTAACGCTATAGGAGCGAAAAATGGCAAATGTAGACGCCGCATTCGGGTTTGTACCCGTCCGTCACATGAGCGGTAATGCACCTCGCACCAATAAATATACCATTACGTCTGGCTTGGCTGAGAACATCTTTTCGGGTGATCTCTGCATTCTGACAGCAGATGGGGTTATCACACCTCACACTGCGACAGAAACCAACAATATCGGTGTGTTTGACGGTGTGTCGTACACTGCCTCTGATGGTTCATATGTATACAGTGAATATTGGCCGTCAGGAACAACAGCTACAGATATATGTGCATATGTTTATGACGATCCATATATCGTGTATAAAGTCCAGTCTGATGGAGCGCCTGCACAGACAAATATCGGCAACTGCGCCGATGTTGTTGCTGGAACAGGTTCCACAATAACTGGAAGGTCAGCGTTTGAGTTGAACTCAACAATGGGTACTGGCACAGCAAGTGCCAAAATCATCGCATTGTATGATTCACCAGATAATGCTTTCGGCACAAATGCTGTGGTTGAGGTGCTTGTAAACGAGCATATTCTCAAAGCCACTGCTGGCATATAGGAGGGCATGAACAATGGCAATGAATAGAGCGAGTTTTGCGAAAACTCTAGAGCCGGGTCTGAACACTCTCTTTGGACTTGAGTACGACAGCTATCCCGCTGAATACGAGGCCGTCTTTGAATCTAATAGCTCTCAAAAGGCTTACGAGGAAGACGTACTTTTGAGTGGATTTGGACAAGCGCCAACAAAAACTGAAGGTGGAGCCGTCTCTTACGACAGCGCAAGCCAACAGTGGACTGCGCGTTACCAGCACGAAACCATCGCCTTGGCGTTCTCAATCACTGAGGAAGCTGAAGAAGATGGTCAGTATGGTTCGCTGGCTTCGCGCTACACAAAGGCGCTGGCACGTTCAATGGCATCGACCAAAGAGATCAAGGCCGCTAACGTCTTGAATAACGCTCAAGCCGCTGGATTTACTGGTGGTGACGGTCAAACCATGTTGAGTGCATCGCACCCAACACAGAACGGCAACCAGTCCAACGTGCTTGCCACGGCGGCTGATCTGTCCGAAACATCTCTTGAGTCGATCCTGATTAACATCAGCGACATGAAAGATGATCGTGGCCTTCGCATTGCGGCACAAGGTATGCAATTGGTTATTCCAACTGCTTATCAGTTCACCGCAGAGCGTCTGCTGGAATCAGCATTGCGTCCAAGCACTGCCGATAACGACATCAACGCGATTAAGGCTGGCGGTTATCTGCCACGGGGCTATCACATCATGCGCCGTCTGACTGATCCAGATGCGTTCTTTATTACCACTGACGTTCCAGATGGTCTGAAGCACTTCACCCGTTCAGCAATGAAAAAGGGTATGGAAGGCGACTTTGAGACTGGCAACGTGCGGTATAAAGTTCGTGAGCGTTACAGCTTCGGGTTTACCGACTGGCGCGGCATCTTCGGAACCGAAGGCGCAGCATAAACAACCCACTCTCCTCTTCCTTGTTGGGTAAACTGGGGCGGTCTTCGGATCGCCCTTTCTTTTTGTTCAGACCTGTTGTATTGTGCCGACATCCCTGACAGGTGCGCCCTGCGCCTGACTTAACCCACGACAGGAGATCGACATGGGTACTACAACTTTCTCAGGCCCGATTAAATCAGGCACAATTAAAGAAACCAGCGGAACAACTGTTGGTTCTAACATGAAAAACACAGGTTTTGTTGTCCTTTCGCAAACCGCTGCGATTGATCAAACAGCAACAACAACCACCACAGATATTATTATCCCCCCAAACAGTCAGCTTATCTCAATTGATGTGACTGTAACCACAGCGTGGAGCGGTGGAGCCACAACTCTTGGCCTTGGCGGCGTTGGTGCGGCAACCTCTCTAACTGCTGCTGGAGCCATCCAAGGCAACGCAGTGGGCATCGTGGCGGCAAGTCCCGGTACTGACGCAACGCGCACGTCAAAGTGGCTAAACACAGGCACAGGCGATCACAGGCTGATCGTGACCACAGCAAACACTGGAAATGGTGTTGGCGCAGTCACCGTTGTCTATGCACAAAGCAACAACGTAACATAATTTATTGGTGGGGTTTCGGCCCCACCAGCAATTTATAGGAGGGTCAAAGTGGCTAATATTACAAGCATAAAAACGCTTTCTGAAAATACCAGCGAAGTAGTCATGGCATTCCAATTGCAATATGTTGATACTGGCGATGAAGATGCCGTGAAAAAAGTTGATGTCTCAACTTTGACAAAAAGCGCAAACGGTGCGTCCTGCAATTCGGTAAGTCTCTTGGAGTGCTGGTGGATAATCCAAGGCATGACAGTCATGGTAGAAGCAGACGCAGGCACAGATGTCATTATGATGCATATGGCTGCTGATGATATTGGATACCAAGACTTCAGCAAGTTTGGTGGATTGCCATCAACTGTAGAATATGGAAGCACAACTGGTGATGTCCTATTTACAACAACTGGCCTTGGGGCCGCTGGCGATACATATAATATCGTCATGCGGATGAAAAAACATTACGCATAGGATTGCTTCATGGCGACTTCAGATACAGTAGCGTTTCGCCCAGATGTTGAAGAAATCATCGCAGAGGCATTTGAGCGGTGTGGGATCGATCCGCAAACCCAAACAGGTTACAAGGCTGTGTCTGTACGGCGCAGCCTTAACTTGTTGTTTAGTGAGTGGGCCAACAGAGGCATTAATTACTGGGCAGTGGAGCAAAGAACCCTGACGCTGGTAAAAGACCAGACAACGCCGTACACGCTTCCTGCTGGCACCATCGACATTATGGACGCCGTCATTAGAGATAGCGCAGGCACGGACACGTCTGACCAAATTATCAATCGTGTGTCCATTGCGGATTATAACCAACTGCCAAACAAAACATCTTCGGGAAAGCCATCACAGTATATGCTGGACAAGCAATATACGCCGCTGATTTATATCTGGCAAATACCAGACGTGACCACATACAGTTTAAATTATTGGTCAGTAAACCAGCTTGATGACATCACGGCCAGCAATCAAGACGCTGACGTGCCATATCGCTGGAGCGACTGCATTTGCGCGGGGCTGGCAAGCAAGCTGGCGCTGAAAAATGCTCCAGACAGGTTTCAAGTGTTAAACGAAATCTACGAAAGGGCATTCACGTTTGCGGCAGCGTCAGATAACGATGGCGTCAGTCTGAGGGTTCAGCCAACTGCGCTGAATTTATATTAATGGCAAAATACGCACGGGGCAAAAAATCTCAAGCGATAAGCGATAGAAGTGGCCTTCGGGTTCCCTATACGCAATTAAAAACGACTTGGGACGGCCTGCGCGTATCACCAGAAGATTGGGAGCCAAAAAACCCACAATTAACGCCTGCAAAAAATGTTGTTGATGCCACGGCCCTGTTTAATCCACGGCCAGACAATGACCCAGAAAATGTTGAAATATTTATTGGATTTAATTTCGACCCTTTTATAGACCCCCGAAAAAAACCGGGAGTTGGCGTTGATGGCACCGCTTTTGTTGGTTTTTCAACTTTATCTCTTGACACAAATTTCAGCGCAACTGGTGTTAGTGGAACGGGAAGTGTTGGTGGAGAAGAAGTAGATCTTGATCCTGCTGTAAGTGGTATCGCTGGAACTGGCGGTGTTGCTGTTGATTCTGCCCAAGTTGTCACGCTGGCAGTGACAGTGCAAAATGTTGGTGGGGCAAACAAATACTTCATCGCTGGCGTTCAGCAAGACACGCTGGAATTGATGGAAAGCAGAACGTATTATTTTGATCAATCAGCAAGCAGCAATTCTGGGCATCCACTCAGGTTCTCATCCACTCCAAACGGAACGCATGGTGGGGGAAGTGAATACACCACAGGAGTGACAACGTCAGGTACACCGGGGAATGCTGGGGCTTACACCCAGATAGTTGTCGCAAATTCTGCACCAACACTTTATTATTATTGCACAAACCACAGCGGCATGGGAGGAACGGCGAACACACCGCCATTTGCTTCTGTTTCCATAGAATTAGAAAATACATCACTGTCAGGAGTGGCTGGTGTTGGTGGTGTTGGTGATGAAATTCCTGCTGTTCATGTGACAGGAGTTTCCGCAAGCGGTGGCACAGGATCAGTCGGCGTTGAAACTCCATCAGTCATGCCAACACCAAATGGTGTATCTGGCACAGGAGCGGTTGGCGTTGAGATAATTGATATGGATGCAACACTGTCTGGCGTTGGAAGCACAGGCGGTGTTGGAAACATAACCGAAGACGGTACTGAAGAAGCAACTGGTGTTTCTGGAACAGGAGCAATCGGTGCAGAAACTCCAGAAATGTCAGAAGCTGTTTCTGGGTTGGCTGGCAATGGCGGTGTTGGAACGTCTAGCTTTGAATTAACCAAACCTCAATCTGGCGTGGCTGGAAGCGGTGGTGTTGGTGTTGAAATTCCTGTCGCACACCCAAGCGGAGTTTCTGGTGGTGGTGGCACAGGCGCGGTTGGCGTTGAAGCTCTAGAAATATCAATTAATGAAACTGGAGTTTCTGGTGTAGGTGCAATCGGGTCATCATCATTTGTTGCTGATTTAGCAGTCGGGCCTTCTGGAGTTTCTGGCAGTGGTGAAATTGGATCAGAGGCAATAGAGACGAACAAAAATTCCACTGGTCTTGCTGGCACAGGAGCGGTTGGTGCAGAAATTGTTCAACTCTTCCCAAGCCAAAATGGAGCTTCTGGCTCTGGAGGGGTTGGATCAGAGGCAATTGATATATCAATTGCTGAAACAGGAGTTTCTGGAACAGGTGGCGTTGGCACAATAACTGAAGAAGGAACTGAAGAAACTACTGGAGTTTCTGGCACAGGCGGCGTAGGCGCTGAAGCAATTCAGCTAGAAATTGTTGAAGTTGGTGTGTCTGGCACAGGTGGTGTTGGCAATGAAAGCATCCAAACAGATTCTATTATAACAGAAACTGGCGTTAGCGGAACAGGAGCGGTTGGATCAGAAACACCAGAGCTATCAATCGTTGAAACTGGCGTTAGCGGCACAGGCGGCGTTGGGAGTGCCGTTCCAGAAGAAGAGTTTGGCTGGGGTGCTGGAACGTGGGGCGATGGAGCTTGGGGAGACATTGCTGGTAGGCCACATCCATCTGGTGTAAATGGTACAGGCGGCGTTGGGACGGTTGATGTCTTGTTGCCAACAACTTGGGGGCAAAATGGCTATGGCGAAGGACAATGGAATTGAGGACGAATAAATGAGTTACACAACACTCAAAGCCCAAATCCAAGATTTTTTGGAAGATGACTCAACAGAGTTTGTCGCATCAATTGATACGATAATAGCGCAGGCTGAAGAAATGGTATTTCAGCGACTGCCAAATTTGCCATGTTTTCGGGCGACATCAAGCGCGGCTAATCTTGTGGTAGGCACAGCTTCATATACAATACCAACAGCGCGGATGATCCGACAGGTATCAATTACAGACACAAATGTTGTCACGTACCTTGACCACAGAGTAGATTCTTACATTCGAGATTACTGGCCTAATGCAACAACGCAAGGCACCCCACGAATGTACAGCACAGATAGCGCAGGAACGGCTGGGACAGTCATTACATTAGCGCCGACACCCTCTGCGGCATTGGCCTATAGCGTAGATTTTATCGCCCCTGAGACGGGACTAAGTAATGCCAATCCAAATACTTGGATTGACACTAACGCCTCCACAGTTCTTCTTGCTGCGGCTCTGTACGAGGCTTCTGCGTTTTTAAAAGCGCCAGAAACTTTATCTCTGTATAAAACCCAGTTTGACGAAGCAGTCCAACTTACAGTACAAGAGATGCAACGTGACTACGCAGCAGAATACAATGGAGGCATATAATGGCTATCACACAAGCAATGAGTACGCTCTTTAAAAAAGACGTATTGTTGGGCGACCATCATCTCGACAGCGACAGTATTTATATTGCGCTGTATACTAGCAGCGCGACACTGAGCGCGGCAACGGATGGTTATATAACCAGCAATGAAGTTGCCAACGGCAATGGATACACTACAGGCGGCAACGCATTGTCTAGCAAGGCGGTCACTGAAAACAGTACAAGTGGTGTTTTTGATGCGGCTGATCCAGAATGGACAAGCGCAACATTCACAGCCCGTGGTGCTTTGATTTACAACAAAACACTGGGCGATGCATCTTCAAACGCAAGAGGCGCAATTGCCATTCTTGATTTTGGCGGTGACTTTTCTGTTTCTGGAGGCACCTTTAAAATTGTATTCCCTGCGGCCACTGCAAACAATGCGATAGTAAGGATAGACTAAAATGGCTTCAACCTATGTAAACGACTTACGCCTCAATGAAATGGCGACTGGCGATCAGTCGGGCGCATGGGGAACAGTCACGAACCTAAACTTGGAAATGATTGCGGAGGCATTTGCTTATGGCACTGAAGCTATTGCGAATGCCTCTACACACACAGTCACTATTCCAGATGGTGCCAAAGGTGATGAACGAAGGTTCTATCTCAAATGCACAGGCGGCGGTCAGGCTTGCACAGTCACACTTGCACCAAACACCGTTTCAAAAGTTTGGATGATTGAGAATGCAACTAGCTATACTCTGACATTCACTCAAGGCTCTGGAGCCAATGTTGCAGTGCTTGCTGGTCAGGTCAAAATGATTGCCACAGATGGCGCAGGATCAGGTGCAGTAATTTATGATCTTTTGACAGATGTAAATCTGGCTGGGACAACACACTTAGATGCCGTGGATATTGATGGTGCTGTGCAGTTAGACGCCACTCTGACCGTTGGAGCCAACGACCAAGGGTACGATGTAATTCTGTATGGCGATACTGCTTCAGCTAACATGACTTGGGATACATCAGCAGATGATCTTATTTTCAATGGCGCTGCGGGTCTTATTGTTCCAGATGGTCAATTAACTTTAGGCTCTACAGCGGTCACATCTACTGCAACTGAATTAAACCAACTTGACGGAAAAGTAGCTAAGACGGCTGGCTTAGAAACAATATGGATACCAGCGGCAGCAATGTATCCCAGCACGACCAATCCTTGTAGCGACCTGACGCAAGTGGAAACAACAGCGCTGCGCCCTGATATGAAAGTCTTAGATTTTGCAGCCGATGCGGATGATTTTGCTCAGTTCGCAATCTCATTTCCCAAGAGCTGGAATGAAGGAGTGATAAAGTTCCAAGTTTTTTGGACACCTAGCACCACTAATACTGGCAATTGCATCTGGGGCTTGCAGGGCGTT